ACTTACGTTCCTAGCCTACCATTTTCACCCAATATCAGCCAGTGCTGCAGAGGCTTGCGGGCCATTCTGTGCAGGTCCTTCTCACCGGATTGCATCCCGCACAGGTCTAAAGTCACTTTGCTGACTTGGGAGCCTTTCGTGCGAGATAGTCAATGAGGGCGTCGCGAACAATGTCGTCCGTAGGGCGTCGCTCAATCCAGTGCTGCTCATCGATGTCGGAGATGAGGGCCTTGGGGAGACGGAACTTGACAGTTGTCTTGTCGCTAGTGGGTCGAGCCATGATTAGTCCAGCCTTTCAACTTTGAGTGTGAATGTAGTGTCCTCGAGAACTACGCCTCCAGGAACTCTTGTAGGAATAAGTTTACCGCCCCATTGGCCACCCGTCAACATGTCGTCCAACGTTAGTGTGGAAGCCACTGAGCGAGGCATTCCCGCGATGTGCACGTCCAGTTTACCATCAATTTCTTCTGCATATTGCTTTGCTCGAATGTAAACAGATTTTGTGAAGTTTCCCTCATGCTTCCATGCTCCTAGTTCAACAGGATCGACCCACAGGGTCTCTGGAGGCGTGGTTGGTCCCACAAGGTGTAATGAATCGGTGTCTGCGTAAGCAAAAGTTTCGTAGTTATCTTGCGCTGCATTTATCGTCTTGCTTCGAGCGTGCGCTGTAATAAACACTCCAATTGGCGTGTACACAGGATCTCGCGTTTCCATTTTATTCATCTCTAACGAAACCCGATTATCTTTCAAGACGGGGTGCTTACCTGTGATATCGGGGTTCGTAGCGAACTTTCCATAAAGACTGTTAAGGTGTAGTTTTGCAATTTGACGTAAGCCACCGGTGCTATTCTTTTTAATTTCCATAAAATGATCTACGTATTCATCAAAAAATCCGTGTGAACCCCTGAACTCAAAAGTTCCATTCCATGAAAGTATCTTTAAGTCGTAATGTTTCTTCCAGAGTTCTATGTCGATATTTGTTGCAACGACTTCAGTTGGCTCGTTAATTTCAGTAAGGTATTCAGTGGGATTAAATGTCAAATTCTTTTTAATTTGAATGCATGGAATGTGGTTTGGTTTTAACTTAGCCTTAATTGTGATAGACGAAATATAAAGGGGTCTTTGAGTCGTGGGACCTCCTTCGGAATACATTGGCTCTCCATAGGGGAGCAGTGAGTTACGCATGACCGACGGGTAAAGCGAATTAACGTCATAAACACTGCCTTTACCATTGAGTCTCCTAGAGAAGCGTGGAGAGGCGTAGGTAAATCCCCCACGGTATGCCTTCCGGATTTCAGAGTCGATCTCAGGGGATAAGATAGGGAATCTGCGAATAAACAGTTTGCCCGTCATCTTCTTGTATGTTGCTAAAGAGTCTGCGCCTGCGGTCAGTTTTGTCATCTTTTCGGCAAACTGAACCTCTAGCGCTTGGGCGACAATCGCAACATCATTCCTCTGATAGCGCTTCTCCTGTTCTGTTGGAATGTAACCTATTGGTCTAAGTTTCTCATAATCAATCTCAAGTTTTTGGTCATGAAGATTGAACGACTTAGCGATTGCTGATACGGACATAGGAAGTTTCTTGAATGAGTCGCGAAACTCGATCCTGTATCCGGTCTCAAACACGACCGTGATTGAATAAAATTGTCCCATCCGAGAAATGAGAGATGAAAACTGTTTTACGCCAGGATTCTCTTTAGTCCAACTATATCCATGCTTAAGAAGCCAGTCTAGAATAAAAATCCCGTCAAACTTAAGGTTGTGAAAATATATGTGTGCGGCTCGTTCTGCAATGTGATGCATAAAACCGTCAAGAGAAGTGCCGTCCACATAGTCGGACAATTTCCCCACCTTAATAATGCCCCATGACCAAACTCGACAATCCTCTGCTTGAGTAGTTGTCTCAAAGTCGGCGCAGTATGAAGGAATCTTCTTGTGACTACGCTTGGTGCTTCTTCCGGCGACGATTGCGGCGCTTGTTGGTTGGCGAGCCACTAAAATCGTCCTCCGGCCTAATCTTCACTGACTTAATGTCTTCAAGTAGAGCAAGTGTCTCAGAATGCGCATTCTCTACGTCGTCATACCACACATCCTCATTCGCTCTTCGCTTCTCGAAATAGCCTTCTTTTGCTGCCTCGTACATAAGCGATAACTGATTAGCGAAGTCGCCATTTACAGTCCACATGAGCCATAGGACGTCGTCTAGAATGTCTGTCAAAACGTCATAAAGTGCGGGATCGCCAATCACATCAAGCATGGCAGCAATCTGTTGCTTGGCTGCCGTAAGTCTCTCAGCCTTTGATGTCTTCGAAAGATTGTCGAGAATGGAGGTCGTCTTTTCTCGCATGGCTTCAGCGGAATCGAAATGAATCGTTCGCTTATTTGGATTCATGCGCTCAAGGGCGTAGTGTGATCCACCGCCTAAATAAGTCTTGCTAGGCCTAAAGTCGCGAATCCAGTCTCCAACAGTGATATCACCCATGTAAGGTAATTTTGTTCCACTCACGGATCGCTCGTAAGCCGCTATGTCGTCATTATAGCGCTGAACAGCATGCTTATAACGACGAACGTCTTTAGCAGAAATGGGATTACCTTTACTGTCAGCAAAATACCAAATACTATCAGAGTTATTAAACTCACTAAGACGCTCAAGTTCTCTAACTGCATTCCTCAACGTCACCTTTCCAATCGCAGACTTACCCAGTGGATCATACTTAGTGCCCCGAATGTCTGCGCCATCACGGCTGGTTGCCATCTTATACATTTTACGAATAGCGCGATCTCTCTCGCCTTGAAGCAACTCTCGAGCCTTATCCAGTTCAGAACGATGCTGTCTCTTGGCGTCGGCCTTCATTGAACCCATCTTCGCGGGCCCTGAAGACATCTCTCCTAGTGTGTCGGGTAATCCCAAATTGCCCGACGAGTTCAGTCCACCAATAAACTCTCTGATGTCAGCGGTCGTATTACCGATGCGCTTGGCACCACGCTTAAACGACCTATAATGCCTAGCCCAATGAGACTTAACCATGGCAAAACCCCCT